GCAAAAGATTGGTTGGAGTATAGAAAAACTGACGTATGGGACAAATTAAGAATTTTTTATAGAGAAGATGTAAGTTTATATAATGAGGTGACTTATGAATAAAATTGAAGGTACACATATTCCTTTTTTAGAATTTCCAACTCGTATTAGAGAAGGAGAAGAAATGGTATGGCGAAATAACACCACTGAAGAACTCTTCGGAGGAAAGCGTGTTGTTCTTTTTGCTTTGCCAGGTGCGTTTACGCCGACATGTTCAACATATCAGCTACCAGGATATGATGATCTTTACAGGGATTTTATTAGCAATGGCATTGATGAAGTCTACTGCTTGTCAGTAAACGATACCTTTGTAATGAATGCTTGGGCGAAGGACCTTGGAATTAAAAATGTAAAAATGATTCCAGATGGCTCAGCACAATTTACACATGCCATGGGTATGCTTGTAGCTAAAGATAACTTAGGCTTTGGCATTCGCTCATGGAGATACGCTGCCGTTATCGATAACATGCAAGTAGAAAAAGTATTTGAGGAAGAAGGAAAGGCTTCTAATGTTGAAGGCGATCCTTATGAGGTGTCTAAACCTGAAGTAGTACTAGAGTACTGCAAAGGAGGACGTCATATTAATCTCAATCTATCAGACTCTACTGATGTTAAAGAGAAGTTTGGTGGCTAAAACAATACATGCTTTTGGAGATAGTTTTACTACTGGTTTAAACAAACCTCTAAGAGCAGAAAGATGTTATGTAAAATCCTACATAGATTGGATTGCCGATTACAATAATTGTCGACTTGTAAACCATGCAAAAGACGGTAACTGCAATCCTTCAATAGCATATGACGTCATGTCTCGTCGGTACCTCACTACCGATAAGGTAGTTATATGCTGGTCAGGACTGTTGCGCCCTTGGACTTGGGACAATGGTTTTGTTTCGCCTCCCGGGAATGCCAAAAGCGATCCCGAGGAGGCTCTTTTTATGTCTGAAATTTGTATGAGAGCTTGTGAAGACTACTTGACAAAACAAGGAGTAGACTATATAATGACTGCAGCTTTTGTTACACCGTATTATGTCGGACGTGAAAACTGGAACTGGATTGAGAACCGATCAAAAGGTAACACACTGTTAGATATTTGCAATGGTTCTTGGCTAGTTGGTGATTATAAAGATCCCGATTTCAATCATGTTGATACGGAACAAAATGAAAATTTGGAATTTTGTTTGCATCCAAATGAACGTGGACACAAACTAATTGCGGATACTTTGAACAAATATATTATGGAGTAAATTATGGATACTAAGAGTGAACAATTTTTGTGGGTAGAAAAATATCGTCCACGAAAAATTGATGATTGTGTCCTTCCAGACAGCATTAAAGATATGTTTACACAATTCTTGAACAAGGGAGAAGTACCTAATCTTCTTCTTTGTGGTTCTGCTGGTACAGGTAAAACTACAGTTGCCCGTGCTTTATGTGAGCAGTTGGGTTGTGACTACATCATTATTAACGGCTCTGATGAAGGGCGACAAATTGATACACTACGAACTAAAATTAAAGAGTTTGCTAGTGCTATTAGTTTTGAAGGTAAAACTAAGGTTGTAATTATTGACGAGGCAGACTATCTAAATAAGGATAGTGTACAACCTGCTTTGAGAGCATTTATTGAAACGTTCTCACAAAACTGTCGATTTATTTTTACATGTAACTATAAAAATCGAATCATTAGTCCCCTACATTCTAGGACTACAGTAATTGAATTTTCGTCTCATAAAAGTGACAAACAAACACTTGCTGCAGCATTTATGAGACGTATGCAAAACATTCTACAATCGGAAGGTGTGCAATATAAGGACAAAGTTCTAGCAGAACTTTTGATGAAATACTTTCCTGATTATCGTAGAGTTATAAACGAACTACAGCGTTATTCATCTGCCGGTGTTATTGACGAAGGTATTCTCAGTAACTTTGCAGAGATTAATTCTAAAGAACTGATTGCCTCTTTGAAGGACAAAGAGTGGAAGAAGATGCGACAGTGGGTTGCTAATAATGTTGACACAGATCCGCAAGGCATCTTTAGATACATTTATGACACTCTTTTGCCTGAGGTTAGATCTGTTCCGCAGTTAGTGTTACTAATTGCTGACTATCAGTATAAGGCAGCGTTCGTGGCAGACCAAGAAATTAATCTTACAGCCTGCCTAACCGAAATTATGGCGAACGTGGAGTTTAAGTAACTGTATATGTGCAATGAATAGATGTTTCTCTTGTTGAATGAGAAACTCTTAGTGTTGGCTTTAGCCTTGTTCCATGCACATATAAATCTACTGTAGGAGATTGTAGAATTTTTTCTAACTTTTCTACAGGACAATGTAATGGCTCGTACATTTTTAGAACTTCGCCATTACGAATAAAGACTAATTTATTGTCTTTAGTGTACGCCCACTGATCGATAAAACGAGTTGGTGTGGCATTTACGGGAGTTGATATGATAACTAACATCAAAGCAGGCAATGCAGCCTTTACCACGTTGCTAAGTCTACCTTGTTTCATTAGATCGTCGAATTTTTTGAATAATTTTTTCACTTTAGCTCTCCTATATAATCTATATATTTGGTACATATATAGTATATATGTTTTTTAAATATTTGAGGTTAATATGAGCGAGAAAAATGATCAACTTTTAGTAAAAATTAATAAAGACGATAAAAAGGAGTTTATCAAAGTTTGTAAAGAACTTGACACCTCTGCAAGTCGTGAAGTTAGACATTTTATTAAAAAGTTTATTAAAGAACATAGTTAATGTGGTCGTTTGAAAAATTAAATGCGGTTCATCTTGAGTTGAGCAGTCGTTGTAATGCTGCTTGCCCAGGGTGTCCTCGTTATTTAAGAAACTCCCCCATTGTTGATCCAGATTTGCAACAAACAGATATTAGTATCGAGACATTTAAAGAATGGTTCTCTCCTACTACACTGTCTAAAATTAAAAATTGGATCATATGCGGAACACACGGCGATCCTATCACATGCAAAGATTTGGTAGAAATTTTACAGTACATCTGTGAACATAGCCCAGGACAGATACAGATTAATACAAACGGAGGCCTTCGAGGTGAGAAGTTTTTCACTGACTTAGGTAACATTTTAGCAGCAGCTACTGCTAAAGATGGTGTACAAAGAGAGGTTGTATTCTCTCTTGACGGATTAGAGGACACTAATCATCTATACAGACGTCAAGTGAAATGGGAAAAGGCATTTGCTAATTTAAAAGCATTTGCTTCAACAGGAGCTAATACAGCATGGGACTTTCTTCGTTTTGCACATAACACGCATCAAATAGAAGAAGCACGTTCCATTGCAACAAGTCTTGGTGTAGACTTTAGACTTAAAAATCCTTTTGGTGTAGACGGTATAGGTATGCCAGTGTACGACAAAAACTTTAAGTTGGACTATGTTATTAATCATTGGGAAGAAGGATACAAAGATCCTTATGAGCCGTACCCGTTAGGATACGAAGCACCATTACCAATATTAGAAGAAAGAAAAGGGTGCATTGATTGTAACTCGTTTAGAATGCACCAACCGCCACAACATGAAACACAAATGTGCGAGGTGTATATAGATCATTTAGGGCGTGTACAACCTTGTTGCTTTGTGGGTAATAAAATGTATGGTCCTGCTTATATAGAAGAAGCCACAGAGGTAAGATACGTTCAGCAAGCGATTGGAACTAGAAACAATTTGTATCACTATAGTTTACAAGAAGTGCTTGACAATGGAGCACTAGACATGTATAGTAACAGTTGGGAAAATAAAACAATCAACCAGTGCTGGATACAGTGTGGTAAAGAACAAGGTAATGATAGATTAATTGATAGTTTGTTTGTGAGAGAAATACAATGAGTAAGTATACGGTGAAAGTTGAACAAGATCCAGATACTGGGGAATTAATTTTACCTATCCCAGATAAATTGTTAGCAGAGATGGGCTGGAACGAAGGCGATGAGTTAATATGGGAAGAAACCTTGATGTGTGAAGACGACGGTGAATATCCTGGCTACAGTTTGAGGAAGAATTATGGTTAATCCAGCACTAGATAAACCTTACATTACATTGATTTGTAATCCGTATGAACACGAAACATCTGTCAATACACGAGTAACGATTGATGTAATGGAAAAAGATTTAAGTCGAGATGATATGATTAAAGTCCTAGAAGACTTTATGAAAGCAATAGGCTATCATTTCAATAAAGATGAACATTTAGGAATTGAATATGAGTGATGCAATTTTAGAAGGCTTTGGCTCTGCAGTAGAAGAGATTAAAGAAGAAGAGTTTAATGAAAAGCTCTCTAAAATTTCTCCTTTTGACTTTGTTAATAGCATTAACTTTACAAAACAGAATTTAATTATTGATGAGAGGACTGAGAACGAATACAATCCTTTTATCGTTAATCGTGGGTTAGGTTTTAATCCTGATACAGTAATTGCATCGAATGAAATGAACTCACGTCCACACCTAGATAAAAAAATGCAATATGATTTTTTACAGGCAGTGGTAAGAAAAGGCAAACGCTATGGTAAATGGCTAAAGAGTGAAGAAGAAAATTTAGAACTAATACAGAAGCAGTTTGGGTATAGTTTTAATAAAGCTAAAGAGGCTCTCCGTATTTTGACAGAAGAACAGTTGCAGGAGATCCGTGAGTATCAAGAAACATCTAAAGGTGGAAAGTTATAAATATCCTTGTCCATTGTTATGGAATATATTAATAAGGTAAATTGAATGATTGACAAAGATAATTTCTTTGGTATTAGCTTTCCTGGTTACGAGCCTCTAGAGGTACAGCTTAATACACCCGACGACTTCTTAAAGGTAAAGGAAACTTTATCTCGCATCGGTGTAGCTTCTAGAAAAGACAATGTTTTATATCAATCTTGTCATATTTTGCACAAGAAAGGTAGATACTTTATTACGCATTTTAAAGAACTTTTTGCACTTGATGGCAAACAGACTGACATGACTGATAACGACCTGCAACGAAGGAATACTATTGCAAGATTGCTTCAAGAATGGGGACTTATTAAAATACTTAAAGAAGAAGGATTAGAGTACGCTCCTTTAAGTCAAATTAAAATTATAGCGTTTAAAGATAAACATGATTGGAACCTCGTTCCTAAATATAATATTGGAAAGAAATACTAAAAATAAATGCTGATTAATATTCACCCCTTGATTTGTTTTCAAGACAGTGTCCTGTCTGCAAAAGAATGCGAACATATAATTGAATTAGCTGAGCCTCACATGACTCGTGCAACTGTCATGTCAGAAGAGAATGGTGGTTTACACGCATCGAGAACAGGTAACTATCATTTTATTAAGAAAGGTGAGGACACTATTGTAGACACTGTATACCGCAGAGTTTCAACACTTTGTGGCATGCCTATAGAATGGGGTGAGGCTATGCAGGTAATTAGTTACGACCAAACACAAGAGTATGCACCTCATTTTGATACTTTTGAACTTAAACACATGCCTGAACAAGAGGCGAGAGGCGGTCAACGAATATTAACAGCACTATGCTATTTGAACACACCAATGTCAGGAGGAGGAACAACCTTTCCTGAATTGAACAGAACTATTGATGCTAAACAAGGGCGCATGGTAGTATTCCAAAACACTTTTAATGGAGGAACTGTCAGACATCCTTGGTCCAAACACGGAGGAGATCCTGTTGGGATGGGCATTAAATGGGCGTGTAATATTTGGTTTAGAGAATCTACATTTAAATAGAAAAAACTGAGCTAACTATTATACATATTAATGAGGCGCCGAAAGGGCCTCAAAATCTAACCTTGCTAAATTTATAGGAGGAAAGCAAAATGGTAAGACGATATACTACAGCCACGATGGCTGATTTTCTAAACGATGTAGCACCTTTCACGGTAGGCTTTGATAAGGTACTAGATAATATTGCTAATGTTTCTGACATTGCACACAATTATCCCCCTTACAACATCGTAAAAAATGATGACGAATCATTCGTTATCGAACTTGCAGCAGCAGGTTTCCGTAAGGACGAGTTTAATATTCAGCACGTTCCACATAACGGAAACAAGCTAGTTGTACAGGGTGTTCAGGATCGCGGAGAAGATAAGCGTGATTTTGTACATAAAGGAATCGGCGCAAGAAACTTTACTAGATCATTTGCACTAACAGATGATGTAGTAGTTGACGGTGCTAAATTTGAAGACGGTATGCTTCTCATCTCACTCAAAAGAGTTATTCCAGAAGAGAAGAAAACAAAAGAAATTAAAGTTAAATAATTAGGAGTAAAACATGGCCGACGTGCGTATTTTAAAATTGGTATCAGGTGAAGATATTATTGGAGACATCAAAGAGATTGATGTTGAAGGCAAAGAGTTTATCCTAGTTAATAAACCTATGTTGGTGGTTATGATGCCAAAGCAGGAAAACCCTAACGAATATGCCGTCGGCCTTGTTCCGTATGCACCGTTTGCGGAAGGGAACCAAGTACCTATTATGCCGCAACACATTGTTTCAATTTACAGCCCAGAAGCAGGTCTAAGAAACGAATACAGTACTAGATTTGGTTCTGGATTAGTTGTACCTGATAATAAAATAGACACTAAAAAATTACTCAAAGGATAACAATGTACGAGTATCGTTGTAACATTGTTAGAGTAGTAGATGGAGATACAGTAGATGTGGATATCGACTTGGGCTTCGGTATATGGATCCGCAATGAGCGCGTTCGTCTCTATGGTATCGACAC